TAAGTAAAACAGCCAATTTATTAACCAATCCCCAAGTGTATTTGTGGAATTATAGAAATAATGATCACGGAAATAGAATCACCGCAACTTTAAATCAAAGTGGTAACTTACTTACATATTCAAAAGCTATCACTGATTTTGATTCAGATATAAATTTTATAGGTTGTTTTATCAATTTAAATAATTATAGTGGTTCAACCGTTGCTGATTACTATAGAATTCAACCTCCAACGATTACAGCAACATAATGTCATTAAGAGTAACTCCATTTGGTATTAATAATACAGGGCTGGTTATAGGCCCATTTGGTTTTATTGGCGATGGTACTGCTCCTGCAGGTGACCCCCCTTCTGGAGGTGGTGGGGGTGGAGGTGGAGGTGGATCCACTGAAGTTTATCTTGGATCTTCAGCATTTAGTAGTGTCAGCATTGGTTCGACGGCTGTTTCTGCAATCTATGTCGGTAGTACTCTAGTGTGGGGTTCTTAACCTTATAAATAGAGGTAAGATATTAAAGGATATAAAATATGGCAATTACTAGCAGGGACGAATTTATTGATTATATAAAAAGAGACCTAGGTGATCCAGTTATAGAAATCAATGTCGAAGAACAACAGATGGAAGATAGGGTTGATGAGGCCTTAGCATACTGGAGAGAATTTCACTCTGATGCAGTTCACAGAACTTATATTAAACATCAGATGACTGCAACTGATATTGCTAATCAGTATATCACTGTTCCTTCTGATGCTCTCCATGTAATTAAAATGTTTAGTATAGGATCTAATCTGACATCCTCCAGAAACTTTTTTGATATTAAGTATCAGATGCACCTGAATGATATTGCCGATATTCACACGTATATAGGGGACTTAGCATATTATGAACAGATGCAGCAATACCTATCATTACTAGATCAAAGATTAACCGGATCCCCACAGGTAAACTTCGCACGTCGTCAGAATAGGCTTTATATTCGAGGCGACATCGACGATAAAGATATTCAAGAGGGCGATTATATTGTACTAGAAGCTTATGTCTACATCGATGAAAGCACTTTCACCCAGGTGTGGGAAGACATTTGGCTAAAAGAATATGCAGTTGCAGTAGTTAAAAGACAGTGGGGCTCGAACCTTATGAAATTCGAAGGTATGCAGCTTCCAGGCGGAGTACAGATTAACGCAAGAGTTATCTACGAAGATGCTATAAATGAAATAAATCAGTTAAGAGAAAGAATTAGACTAGAATACGAACTTCCAGTAGATTTTTTCGTGGGATAGGTTATGGCCACTAATTTTTATTTTAGCCCAAAGGTAAGATCGGAGCAAAATCTATACGAGGATTTAGTAATAGAATCCTTAAAGATGTATGGTCAGGATGTTTATTATCTTCCAAGGGATATAGTAAACGAGGATAGAATTTTAGGCGACGATGTTCCGTCAAGATTTAACTCCTCCCACCGTATTGAGATGTACATCGAGAACATAGAAGGATTTGGTGGTGAGGGAGATCTGTTTACTAAGTTTGGAGTTGAGATAAGGGATCAGGCAACTTTTGTGGTTTCTAGGAGAAGATGGACGCAATTGGTTGCCCGGCATGATAACGAGGTTCAGAGTGTAAGACCTTTCGAGGGTGACCTGATCTATTTACCATTGTCTAATAAGTTATTCCAAATAATGATGGTAGAGCACGAAGAACCATTTTACCAGTTAAGTAATCTTACGGTATATAAATTACGTTGTGAGCTATTTGAATATAATGACGAAGACTTTGATACTGGTGTGGAAGCAGTTGACGATATTGAAGAAGAATACGCATATACATACCTATTGACTTTGGATAGTGATGGCGCTGGATTTACTGCTGGCGATATGGTATATCAAGATTTGGCAGATAGCGTAACTATGTCTGGTGAAGTTGTTAGATGGAATCCGAATACCAATATATTAAGTCTTGTCCATATTGGAGCAAATGATGGTAAATATCACGAATTTGCAGCAAATAAAGTAATATATCAATTATCTTCTGACGGCGAGAAAACTAACAATGTTCTATTGTCATCTGTGAGCGAAGATAATAAAATATCCCAAAATGAACAGAATAATGATTTCGAAACCGCTGCAGACGGCTTCTTGGATTTCAGCGAATCTAACCCCTTCGGAGATCCTAGCTAATGATTGGGTTTAAAACATATATATCAGAGGGTATTAAGCTAAAGCTTATCCGTGGTAGATCACAAGATGTGCTTAAAATGTGGAATAAAGGTGATAGTAAATGGGTAGAGCTTAGAGGTAAACCGGGGTTCGAGACGAGATATGACCCAAGAGATCCCTTACATAAAGCGATAACTTCTCTAGGTAAATCTGCCAATATATCGGATTTTGTGAATGGTAATGAGGTAAGTATAAACCCAAGACACCCTGATGGTAAGAAAGCACTAGCAACTATTAAGAGATTAATGAAATGAGCGACTTATTTGATTTCGGATTTACAGCGGTAGATGAGTCTGAGCTTGAAGCTGTTCAGGCTCTTGGAGCTACGGCTAAAGAAGTTGAAAGTAAAGCAAGTACTACTCAGGATAAGTTAGATAAACTTTACAACGCTATTGTTCCTCTGTTGAATAATTTAAAAAAGAATCCAGAAAAGGAATATATATTATGGCCAAATAGATTGGCTAAGGTCGAAGAGTTTGAAACTCACCTACAATCAATATATAAAGGTTAAACATGCTTGGAACACATTTTTATCATCAGAAGCTAAGGAAAAGTGTTGCTGTATTTGGTACACTTTTTAATAACCTTTATGTTATCCGTTCTAACTCTTCTGGTCAGGTCATATCGCAGGTTAAGGTTCCACTATCATACGCGCCTCAGCGTAAGTTTCTTGATCGTATTAGATCCCAACCAGATCTAATTGAAGATTCTAAAGTGGCGTTGAAACTACCTCGTATGTCTTTCGAGATAACTACCATCGGATATGATCCAGCAAGGCAGCTGCAAAAAACTAATAACTTCACACAGACCGGATCGGGTTATGGTAATAGGAACAAGTTCTATAGTTTTGTTCCTTATAATATAGGCTTTCAGTTATCAATCTATGCTAAAAATCAGGACGATGCGCTTCAGATTGTAGAACAAATACTTCCTTATTTTAATCCTCAATATGTAGTGACAATGAAGCCTTTCGATAGTTATCCTGATATAAAAGAGGACGTACCTCTTGCTCTGGTGGGAGTAGATTTTTCTGATGACTATGAAAATGCATTAGAAGCTAGACGGACTATCATCTATACTTTGACCTTTGATATGAGAATTAATTTCTATGGTCCGATTATAGATTCCAAAGTCATTCGTACTTCTATCGCGGATATATATGAAATTCAGAGGGGTCTGGCAGATTCGGATCTTCAGGTAGCCTCGTTTAGAACAAGACCGGATCCATTTGACGTTTCCGCGGACAGTGATTATGGCTTCAACGATTCGTCTGATTACGACTATCTATTCGACTTTGATGATCCATAGAGGAAGACAATGGTAGATAACGCTGATAATGATTTTGAATATGCTAGACGAAATTATCATGACTTGCTAGCAAAAGGCACTGATGCGCTCGAGGAAATGATGGAGGTCGCGCGAGCGACCGAGCACCCGCGGGCGTTCGAAGTGTTCTCTAATATGATGAAACATGTTGCTGATATTAATGGTAACCTAATAGATCTCCATAAAAAACATAAAGAATACAATAAAGAAGATAAACCAGCAGAGCTGGCTAATCAGACTACTAATAATGTGTTTATTGGTTCCACGAGTGATTTACAGCGTATGCTTCTAGATAATGAGGATAAGGTAGTTGACATTAGCGATTACAAGAAAGATGAATGACACATATCTAGGTAATATTAATATTAAGCGTGATGGTGTTGTTCATAACTTTACCAAAGATGAAGTTATAGAATATAGCAAATGTTTAAATGATCCTGGTTATTTTGCCAAGCACTACTGTAAAATCATACACCTAGACCTGGGCTTGGTACCCTTTGAACTCTATCCATATCAGGAGCAGATGTTTGATAAATTCAATTCTAATAGATTTAACATTGTACTTGCTTGTCGCCAATCTGGTAAGTCTATTTCTAGCGTGGCTTATCTTTTGTGGTATGCGATATTCCATCCAGAAAAAGTTATTGCCATTTTGGCGAACAAAGGTGCTACGGCACAGGAGATGCTCGGAAGAGTAACATTAATGTTGGAAAACTTACCGTTTTTCCTACAGCCGGGATGTAAAGCACTAAACAAACGATCCATAGAATTTAGTAATAACTCACGCATTGTCTCTGCAGCAACATCAGGTAGTTCTATTCGTGGTATGTCGGTCAACCTACTATATCTGGACGAATTTGCATTTGTAGAGAATGCTGCAGAGTTCTATACCTCTACCTATCCGGTTATTTCATCAGGTAAGGATACAAAGGTTATTGTTACCTCTACTGCAAACGGTATTGGTAATCAGTTTCATAAAATATGGGAAGGTGCAGTTCAAGGGATTAATGAATTTATACCATTTCGGGTCGACTGGTGGGATGTACCCGGTAGAGATGAAAGTTGGAAAGAACAGACCATTGCCAATACGTCACAGCTACAGTTTGACCAGGAATTTGGTAACACTTTCTTTGGAACTGGTAATACATTAATCAACGCTGAAACTCTTATGAATTTCAGAGCTAAGCCCCCAAAAAGATTATTGGAGGGAAACAGGGTTTGGGTCTATGAGGACCCGGATCCAAGCCATCAGTATGTGATGACTGTGGATGTATCGAAAGGAAGAGGACAGGACTATTCTACGTTTAACGTGATCGATATTAGCTCAAAGCCTTTTAAACAGGTCGCCGTATATCGCGACAATCTTATTTCTCCATTACTCTTCCCCAATGTTATTTATAAATTTGCGAGGCTTTATAATCAGGCTTGGGTGGTAGTAGAATCAAATGATCAGGGAAGTTTGGTAACAAATGGTTTATATCATGAGCTAGAGTATGAAAACCTTTTCATGGAATCTACTGTAAAGTCTGATAGGCTGGGCGTAGAGATGAATAGAAAGGTCAAGAGGTTAGGCTGTTCTGGTATTAAGGACTTACTTGAAGAGGGTAAGTTAGAGATAGTAGACCAAAACACTATTCTAGAAATATCCACGTTCGTCTCAAAGGGCCAATCCTATGAAGCTAGTGATGGTAATCACGATGACCTTATGATGAACTTGGTTATGTTTGGTTACTTTGCTACTGGTAATTATTTCCAACAACTAACGGATGTTGATATTAAGAATATGTTATTCGAGCAGAAGATGAAAGCTATTGAAGAGGACGTGGTACCATTTGGGTTTATAGATGATGCATCGGATTATATTGAACAGATAGAAGAAAAAGATGATTGGCAGACCAGAAAATGGGTCGAAGAATGGGGTACCAACTTCTAATTTTTAGAAATTATAAATAGTATTAATTGAATATCCGTATAATGAAAACATATAATTCGATCTCTGGAAAAGGAAAATAAATATGGCAATAGGCGCACCTTCCGAATCTCCAGCCATTGTCGTCAAAGAAGTAGATCTAAGCGGTGGTGTTCCCAACGTTCAATCTACAACTGGCGCATTTGCTGGAAGTTTCCGTTGGGGTCCAATGGAACAGGCAGTTTTGGTAGACAATGAAGCTACACTGGCCTCAACCTTTGGTTCGCCCAACGACAGTTACGCGGTTGACTTTCTAACCGCAGCAAGTTTTTTAAGATACTCATCAGCTTTACAAGTAGTACGTACTGCAGACAGCGGCGCATTAAATGCCGTAGATAGCGGTGCCGGTGAATTGGTAAAGAACGACGAGGATTGGGATAATGGTACTTGGACCGCAAATATCCTGGCTAAACATCCTGGGCCTCTAGGCGATAATCTTGCAATTAAAATTGCTGATTCTACCGAATGGTCCTCATGGGATGCATCATATAAAGCACAATTCGATGCAGCACCAACCGGTCAAGAAACACATGTTTTGGTTCTAGATTCTGATGGTGGTATTACTGGTACAGCAGGTACTGTACTAGAAAGATATCCATTCGTTAGCACAACAGCTGGAGCTACAAATGCAGATGGATCATCCAACTATCAAAAAGACGTTGTGAATAGAGGATCTAACTATATTCGTATTAATAATGCTCAAACATCTGGGAACTTCGGTCTATCAAATGGTGCCAAAGGCACAAGAACTACAGGAAACGTTAACGATGCACATGATGTGTTCGAGGATAAAGACACTATCCAAGTAGATTTCTTGATCGCACCTAATATGAATAACGAAACAAATCAACAGAGTGTTGTAAACGATCTAGTTGCAACAGCTCAACAGACACGTAAAGACTGTGTGGTTGTTACTTCACCTTATTCAGGTAACGTTGTAGGTAAAGCAGATCCTGTCTCCGCTACTGTTACTGAAGCAGGTGGTTACACATATAGCTCATACCTATTTGTTGATAATAACCATCTAAAAGTCTACGATAAATATAACGACAAATATGTTAACATCCCGGCAGCTGGTGCAACAGCGGGTATTATGGCAGCTTCAGACGCAAATGCAGCTCCATGGTTCTCTCCAGCAGGTTCACGTCGTGGTTCATATTTGGGTGTTACATCACTTGCTTATACACCAACTAAATCTCAAAGAGATACGTTGTACAAAGCAGGTATTAACCCAATCGCAAATCTACCGGGACAAGGTATTTTGCTTTACGGTGATAAAACACATATGAATAGACCAAGTGCATTCGATCGTGTAAATGTACGTCGTCTATTTAATGTTGTAGAAAGAGCAATCGCTCTGGCAGCACGCAACACATTGTTCGAATTAAACGACGAGTTTACAAGAGCAGAGTTTGTGAATATCGTAGAACCGTTCCTAAGAGAGATCAAAGGACGTCGTGGTATTACAGACTTCCGTGTGGTATGTGATGAGACAAACAACACTCCAGCTATCATTGATAGAAACGAGTTCGTTGCTAACATCTTCATCAAGCCAGCACGTTCAATCAACTACATCACTCTAAACTTTGTTGCTGTTAGATCTGGTGTCGACTTCGAAGAAGTCGCTGGACTACAGGTATAAGGAGATAAAAGATGGCAGTTTTAGGCGTAGATGATTTTAAAGCAAAGCTTCGCGGTGGTGGTGCCCGCCCTAATTTATTTAAGGCAACTATCAACTTCCCGGGTTATGCAAACGGTGACGTAGAACTATCCTCATTCCTATGTGAGGCAGCTCAGTTACCAGCGTCGACAATGGGTACAATTATTGTTCCTTTCCGTGGTCGTCAATTAAAAATGGCTGGTGATCGTACATTTGATGTATGGACACCAACTATCATTAACGATACTGACTTCAGCATCCGTAATTCTTTGGAGCGTTGGATGAACGGTATGAATGCACACAGTGCAAATACCGGTCTGACGAATCCTACAGATTACGAAGCTGATTTGGTTGTTGAGCAGTTGGATAAAGACGGCTCATCAATTAAAACCTACAACTTTAGAGGTTGTTTCCCTACTGCAATTAGTCCGATCGATGTTAGCTATCAAGCAACAGATGAGATCGAACGATTCACAGTAGAATTCCAAGTTCAATACTGGGAAGCAGCAACAACTTCATAAGTTATAAATAACTAAAAAGAGAGACCAGAAATGGTCTCTCGCTCACTTCAATATTAGGATAAAGTATGGCTGACAATACTGGATTACGTTTATTCGGCTTTGAGATTAAAAGAGCTAAGGATAAATCCGCAGAAAAGTTGCAATCTATTGTCCCACCAACAGATGATGATGGTGCAGGATACGTCACTGCTTCTGGCTCACATTATGGAACATATGTTAACCTAGGAGAAGGTGATCATTCAAAAGATAATCACCAGAATATTAGGCAATATCGTGCAGTAGCAATCCATCCAGAGGTTGATGCAGCAATCGAGGATATTGTCAATGAATCTATTACTAATAACGAAGGATCACCGGTTTCGCTTGTCTTGGATGAGGTAGAAGGATTAAGTGATCAGCTTAAAAAAGTAATGACTGAAGAGTTCGACCATATCTGTTCCATGTTAAAATTTACAGATTTAGGCCACGATATTTTTAGAAGGTGGTACGTAGATGGTAGACTGTATCATCACTTAGTTGTAGATGAAAAGAATCTAAAGGCTGGTATCCAAGAGATTAGACCAATTGATGCCTCTAAGATCCGTAAGGTCAAGGAGGTTAAAAAGAAAAAAGATCCTCAGACTGGAGCAACACTTGTTGAAAATGTAAACGAATTTTATATTTACCAAGAAAAGCCGGGTCAGCAAGCCCAGGGTATTAAACTAAGTAATGATTCAGTGTCATATGTAACATCTGGACTATTAGACGAGACCAGAAAAAAAGTAGTTTCATATCTACATAAAGCACTAAAGCCTATTAACCAATTACGTATGATGGAAGACTCGCTAGTCATTTACAGGCTTGCTAGAGCACCAGAGCGTAGAATTTTCTATATTGATGTAGGTAACTTACCACGTGGTAAAGCAGAGACATATATGAAAGACATTATGGCTCGTTACCGTAATAAACTAGTATATGATGCCAACACGGGTAATATCAGAGACGATCGTAAGCATATGTCGATGCTTGAAGACTTTTGGCTACCACGTCGTGAAGGTGGTCGTGGTACAGAGATTACTACACTTCCCGGCGGTGAAAATCTAGGTCAGATCGATGATATTCTCTACTTCCAGAAAAAGCTTTATAGATCATTAAACGTTCCAATCAATAGACTAGAACCAGAAGCCCAGTTTAATCTGGGAAGAGCTACAGAGATTACACGTGATGAGCTTAAGTTCCAAAAGTTTGTGGATAGATTAAGACGTCGGTTCTCAATGTTGTTTACAGAGATCCTGAAAAAGCAATTGATCATGAAGGCCATTATTACCGAGGAAGATTGGGATAATTGGAAACAGGACGTTTACATCAATTATGTTCGCGATAACCATTTCACCGAACTAAAAGATGCAGAGATATTACAGAATAAACTACAGACCCTAGATAATATGCAACAGTACGTTGGCGAGTATTTCTCTAAAGAGTGGGTCATGAAAAATGTTCTATATTTTGACGATGACGAAATTGAGGATATGAAAAAACAAATAGGTGAAGAAGAGAAAGCTGGAGAGATCAATCAAGATGATGACCAGCCAAAACAAGAATCTGTTATCCATTTAAGAAATAGGAGTTAGTAATGGAAGTTAATATTGATGATTTTATTGATCAGGTACAAAATCAAGATTTTAGCAAAGCTAGTGTTACCTTTGCAGATTTAATGAATGCGAAAACTGCGGATGCTCTAGAGCAAGAAAAAATAAGCTTGGCAGATCAAATCTTTAATGGCGCTAGTGACGCAGAGGATGAGGAAGACGATGAAATGGACGATATTTCAGACGAAGAACTTATGGCTGCAGCTGATGAAATAGAATCTGAAGAGGAAGAGGACGATCCTGAGCTCGAAGAAGAGGATTGATCATATAAAAAGATTAGAATTTATTTTATTATAAATAATACCAATAATAAGTAATAGGATTGTTAGATGAAGCTAATTACTGAATATACAGAAACCGACGTTCAGTGCGTCGTTGAAGCAAAGGAAGATGGTTCGAAGACTCATGTCATCGAAGGGATCTTCGCCATGGCAGATTCTAAAAATCGGAATGGACGTATATACGAAAAGGCTATAATGGAAAAAGCCGTAAATAAATATGTCACAGAACAGGTTTCCAAGGACAGGGCGGTAGGGGAATTAAACCACCCAGATGGACCAACTGTTAACTTGGATAAAGTATCCCATAAAATTACTGAACTCAAAATGGATGGAAGTAATGTTATGGGGAAGGCGCGTATCTTGGATACTCCAATGGGCAATATCGTTAAAGGTTTGCTTGAAGGCGGTGTTCAACTAGGTGTCTCAACTCGTGGTATGGGTAGCCTCGAGCAGCGCAATGGCGCTATGTATGTCAAGGATGACTTTATTCTTAATACAGTTGATATTGTACAGGATCCTTCAGCACCAAATGCTTTTGTTAATGGGATTATGGAAGGTGTAGATTGGGTCTGGAATAATGGCATTATTGAAGCTCGAGAAATTGAAAAAATAGAGACTGAAATTAAAAACGCTCCACGTGCGGATCTATATGAGACGCAAGTACGTGAGTTTAAGAATTTCCTCTCGTTAATGAAAACACAGCAATATTAAGGAGTCAAACATGACTGATCAAATCGAAGATCAAGAAGTTGAGCTCGACGAGGACGAAATCGAAGAAGCTCACGATCCAAAAAATGCTGAAGCTCAATCAGTAGCATCTGTAGGTGCCGCAGAAGGTAAAGGCCCAAAAGCCAAAGCCCGTAAAGGTGATAAGAGCAACAGCGAACCAATGCAAAAAGTGGCTGCACCAGCAGGTATGAAGGCAGAAGATGTTAAATTTGATGGGGACTTTAGTGAAGACCTAGATGCTCTGGTGGAATCTGAGGCAACACTCTCTGATGAGTTTAAAGCCAAAACAGCCGTAATCTTTGAAGCAGCGGTTAAGTCAAAACTTGCCGAAGAGATCGACAGACTAGAAGCAGAATACAAGCAATCGCTTGATGAAGAAGTTTCAACAGTCAAAGCCGATCTAGTCGAAAAAGTTGATAGCTACCTCAACTACGTGGTTGAGAACTGGATGGAAGAAAACAAAGTAGCGATTCAATCTGGACTACGTGCAGAGATCGCAGAAGGATTCATGGAAAAGCTTAAAACGGCTTTCGAAGAGTCTTACATTGAAGTTCCAGAAGGTAAAGTTGACCTCGTTGATGAACTTGCTACTGCACACGAAGAACTGGAAGAAAAGTTCAATGATGCAGTATCACAAACTATGGAACTGAAGGAAGAGCTAGAAGGTTATAAGCGTCAAGCGATTATTCGCGAAGCTTCTAAAGATCTAGCAGAAACTCAGATCGAAAAACTAACGAGCCTTGCAGAGTCAGTTTCTTTCGAAAGCGAAGCAGATTTCGCTCAGAAGGTTGCAACTCTGAAAGAATCATATTTCGGTCAGAAAACCGCCAGTTCAGCTATCGATCCTGAGGACGAAGAAGAGGGTGATGAAACCGTCGAGATCTCAGAATCAATGGCACAATACGTTAACGCACTAAGAAAACAAATTAAGTAATTAGGAGATCCAATTATGGAAACTTATGATCGTCTCGTAGAGAAATGGTCTCCAGTATTGAACGAAGAAGCTGCCGGCACTATTAAAGATGCCCATAAGCGTGCAGTTACTGCAGCAGTTCTGGAGAACACAGAAAAGGCGTTGAGAGAGCAACAAGATTTGATGGAAACACCAGCAAACGCTACTTCATCAGTAGCTAACTGGAACCCTGTTCTTATCTCACTTGTTCGTCGCTCTATGCCAAATCTTATGGCTTATGACATTTGCGGCGTTCAGCCAATGTCAGGACCAACAGGCTTGATCTTCGCGATGAAGTCACTTTACAAAACAGAAAAAGCTGGTATCGCACAAGGTACAGAAGCACTGTTCAACGAAGCAGAAGTCAACTATTCAGGTGATTCATCTGCAACAGGTAACGGCACACGCGGACCATCAGGTCTTGCAGGTGCAACAGACACAGACGCTGACAGCTCAATCGTCGATTCCGGTTCTACATACGTTCCTGTAACAGGTGACGCATACGATACTGCAGAAGCAGAAGCACTAGGTAACACTGGTGAGTCATTTGCAGAAATGGGCTTCACAATCGAAAAAGCAACTGTGACAGCAAAGTCACGCGCATTGAAAGCAGAGTACACACTTGAGCTTGCGCAGGACTTGAAAGCAATCCACGGTCTAGACGCTGAGACAGAATTGGCAAACATCTTGTCAACAGAAATCTTGGCAGAGATCAACCGTGAGGTTGTTCGTACAGTTAACGCTCAAGCGAAAATCGGTGCACGTCAAGCAAACGTTACCACAAAAGGTATCTTTGACTTGTCATCAGACGCCGACGGTCGTTGGAGTGCAGAGAAGTTCAAAGGTCTTGGCGTACAGCTAGACCGTGAAGCTAACGTAATCGCAAAAGAAACACGCCGTGGTAAAGGTAACTTCATCATCTGTTCATCAGATGTTGCAAGTGCACTGGCAGCTTCAGGCATGTTGGATTACGCTCCTGCTCTTTCAACCAACTTGAACGTAGACGACACCGGCAACACATTCGCAGGTGTTATGAACGGTCGTATCCGCGTATACATCGATCCATATGCAACAACAGATTACATCAACGTAGGCTATAAGGGTACTAACCCATATGACGCAGGTGTATTCTATTGCCCATATGTACCACTCACAATGGTACGTGCGGTTGGTGAGAATGACTTCCAGCCACGTATCGGGTTCAAAACTCGCTATGGCATGGTATCAAACCCATTCGTAGATACAGGTAACGCATCAGGCCGTGACGGTCTTGCAACTAACCGTGAGAACCAGTACTACCGCATCTTCCGCGTAGACAACATTCTTACATAAGAGATTAAAAAAGGAGGGGAACCAACCCCTCCAATTCTATCTCCCAGACTGGAGCGCTTCGGCGCTCCTTTTTTTACAAGAAGCAGACTTCTACTACTTCTTTTTCTTTTGTCAAGGTAACAACCCTAGCTTTGCTATGCCTACCCCTGACATGAACTTGAAACCATTCCCTGGCTTCAGTTTCAGCCTCGCATATGACAGCGCACCATTCAGGCAATTCGCTCTCGACTGCTTGGCACATAGTGCTAAATTGTGTTGTAACTGTCCAAGTCAATTTTATATCCTTTTATAATTGTCTAGTTAATACCAGAGCTAGACTACGGCTTATCAGGGTAACCCTCAGACTAAGTAGTTGAACTTCTGCCATCTTATTTGTTCAACTTCTACTTGGCAACTTGTCTTCTCGTGGTGCCGCTTTAACTCCTTTCCTCATACGCCCAGCTAGTATCTCCAATCTCCCCGCACGGTCTTATTGACGTTGCCGCTCTAGTTTGATTGAAACTAACATCTCTGGGTTTCACGTCACCGATATTTCACGGGCGAATATATTCACCAGAGATCGTGTTTTCAGGTGGCCTGCCCTCCACACGGACGTATGAGGAAAAGAGTCATAAGGTTTGTAGTAATAGGTCTGCTAGAATGACCCCAACAATACCACCAGCAAAACCCCAAGCCGCTATACCAAGTTCTTGTGATACAGATTTAACATCGGTTAACATCTGTGAAATAACTGTAGCACAAGCTCCACCCAGTATAAATCCTACGAAAATTACAAATCCTTCCATTTTGTCTCCTTTACGAAAAGTAGTCATCTACTAAAACCTCGAAGCACTCATAGAGATAATCCATTGAATAGAAATCTCTAAGATCTAAGCAAAGATCTGCATCTACGAAGTCCCAATTTAAACCACCTGAAGTGTTGATGTTTTCTGGATTAGTAGTAGCTTTGTTGAAAGCTTCGATTACGTCCAGTTTGATAGCTGATCCATTAGGTAGTAGCATTTGGTATCTCCTTTGTTATACTACTAATATAATGTATTTCGAATCATTTGTAAACCCCCTAAATGCATTTTTTTTCATTTTTTTCGATTTTTTTTCTCATATAAATATGATAGAATAGAATAAACAAGGAACAGCGCATGCCCACTTTGAACCCCTCTATATCCGTAGATGTTAGTAATGTCACTAGCATATCTGGGTTAAATAATCTTAACTATTTACAGCCTACGTCTTTTAGGCTTACGATTGACCGTAAGCATTTTCCTAACTTAGAGTTCTTCGCTCAGACTGTGCTGCATCCTAATCTCAGTCTTAACCCAATCGAGGTACCATATAAAAGAATCGGATCGGTTCCTTTTACAGGTGATAAACTAATCTATTCGGAATTAACCTGTATGATCATTGTGGATGAAAACCTAAATTCATACACTGAGATGTATAACTGGATGAATAGGCTGGTAGAAATTAACGAGCGTCCACCTACCACAAGAAGCTCAGCCCTACCCCCATCATATTCAGATATTACATTATCAATCCTATCAAGCCATAATAATACGGTAAGAAAAATTAAATATATAGATTGTCTACCAACTAACTTGGGAGATATGACCCTGGAATCTACGTTGAGCGATAATACATTTATCACGTTCCCTGCAACGTTTAGATTCTCCAGTTTTGAACTGACCTAAATAGTACTATACAATATGGAGTTATATTATGGATCTACAGAGTATCGTAGAGCAATGGCAGGAAGACTGTACAATTGACAATTCTAAATTAGCCGAGGTTTCCAGGGACACCCCGAAGCTTCACGCTAAATACTTACAGCAGTTATCTTTAGCTAAACTACAGTTAAAGCGCGCTGAGGCCGCTCAAAAAGTGCTGCTGAAAGACAAATGGTTATATTACAATGGAAAGATGGACCAAGAAACTATACAAGCAAAAGGATGGGATTATGACCCATTTAATGGTCTTAAAATTCTAAAAGGTGAAATGGATTATTATTATGACTCCGACCCAGACATACAAAGGTCTGAAGAAAAAATCCAATATTACAAAACTATAGTAGAAACATTGACAGAGATAGTCGACTCAATTAAATGGCGACATCAGACAATAGGTAATATTATTAGATGGAAACAATTTGAAGCTGGTGGGTAATGGCCGATTTAAATCTTAGACTTTTAGACTACAGTATGCTGCATGTAGACTGTGAACCTGGTATTGCTAAAGAACTTTCAGAGTATTTTAGCTTTTATGTTCCTGGATATAAATTTATGCCTGCATATAAGAATAGGGTCTGGGATGGTAAGATTAGACTTTTTAATCACAATACTCAGGAGATTTCTGCAGGTCTCTATATCCAAATTCAAAAGTTTGCGTCTCAACGTAACTACACCGTCGCCATACTGGATAACCCCCGATATGGGTCGCCTGAAGATACGAACAAAATTTCCGAGTTTCGCCAATGGCTTGACATTGAAGAAAAAACATCCCTTCCCTTTTCGGCTCGCAACTACCAAGAAGAAGCGGTAAAAGTAGCACTAAGATCTTCCCGCGCAATTTTATTATCCCCTACAGGTTCTGGTAAATCATTTATTATTTATTTAATAATGAAATACTATATGACTATGACCTCAGAAAAAGGTAAGATTTTAATTATTGTTCCAACAACTTCTTTGGTCGAGCAAATGTATTCGGACTTTGAATCATATGGTATGCTAGTGAAAAACGCATGTCATAGAATTTATTCAGGTAAAGATAAAGTGACCGATAAAAGGGTTATAATTTCTACATGGCAAAGCATATATAAATACCCTAAGAAATGGTTTGAACAGTTTGGTATGGTAATTGGGGATGAATGTCATGGATTTAAATCTAAGTCTTTGTCCTCTATAATGAATAAAGCAACTGAGGCAAAATATAGGTTTGGTACCACAGGAACCTTGGACGGTACGCAAACACATAAATTAGTTCTAGAAGGATTATTCGGTCCTGTATATAAAGTAACAACAACAAAGAAATTACAGGACGAAGAAACATTAGCGCCCCTAGATATTAAAGTCCTTTTGTTGCAGTATTCCGAGGAGGTAAGGAAGGACTTTGGAAAGAAAACATATCAGGAAGAAATCGATTTCCTTATTGGAAACCCTGTTCGTAATAGGCTCATTCGTAATCTCGCTCTGGATGCTAAAGGAAATACTCTCATCCTATTTAATCGTGTGGACGCTCATGGAAAGCCTCTCTATGAAATGATAAATAATAAGGCAGAGGAAGGGAGAAAGGTATTTTTTGTCTCTGGTGAGGTAGCAACAAGTGATAGAGAAGCCATTCGCAAAATAGTGGAGAAACAAAAAGATGCGATCATCGTCGCTTCCTTGGGAACTTTCAGCACTGGTATTAATATACGGAACCTTCATAATATTATTTTCGCTTCACCAAGCAAATCCCAAATCAAAGTTCTGCAGAGTATTGGACGTGGTCTTCGAATCTCAGACGATGGACGAGAAACCAAACTCTTCGATATTGCCGATGATCTGCACTGGAGGTCAAGAAAGAATTATACATTACTCCACTCCGCAGAGCGGGTGAAAATATACGAGAAAGAACAATTCAAGTATAAAGTTATAAAGGTTGACATTAATGACTGATTTTAGACAATTTAAGCTAACAAATGGTGATGAGATTATTTGTGAGATTGTCCAATGGCCAGGCGACGACGAGGAAGATATGATTATCCGAAAAGCCATGCAGCTTAAATCTTATGATGACGATGGTAGAGGGATTAGATATTATAATTTTAAACCATGGATAACTATGCAAGAAGATACCGATGGATTTCTTTCTTTAAACTATGCACACATCTTAGCTGAAGTTATACCTAGTGATAAAATGTTAAAACATTTTTTTGAGGCAGTGGAAAATTCGAGTTTATCACCCGAAGAGATACAGAATAAAATAGATAGCTATTTCGAAAAATTAAAGAAAATGGCCGGAGAATTAGATAGTGATTTTTCCAATGTTATAGAATTTAATCCAGATCGAAATAAGTTACATTAACGAGGTATCTAATCCTTCCCGAAAATCCTTAGATTTATTATATCGGATTTTTTTATTTTGTAAACCCCCTTAATTTTAAAAAAAGTGGTTTACATCAAATTATTTCTATGATAGAATAGTATGAACATTAACAGGAATTTATTATGAGTAAAGCTAAAAAGAAAAATCCCCATTATGTAAATAATAAAGAATTTTCTCAGGCGGTTGTGGACTACTGTATCCATGTGCGCGAGTGTCAGGCAACGGATGACCCACCCCCTAAGGTTCCAGACTATATCGCCCGATGCTTCTTACGTATTGCAGAGGGGTTATCCCATAAGTCTAACTTTATTGGTTATACCTATCGTGAAGAAATGGTAATGGACGCTGTAGAAAATTGTTTAAAGGCCATTGAAAATTATGATCCAGCAGTGGCAACACGTACTGGTAATCCGAATGCCTTTGCTTACTTTACCCAAATCTCTTGGTTCGCTTTCCTACGTAGGATTGCTAATGAAAAGAAACAACAGGACATAAAACTAAAATATCTTTCCCAATCCGGATTAAACGAATATGCTCTACATGGTCAAGAGGATGTGGCTAATGATATTCTAAACAGCTTTATCGACCAATTAAAAAATAGAATCGATAAGGTAAAAGAGAAAGACCAAGACTTTAAAACATATGCTTTGGAAGAAAAACGTAAAAAACGGATATTTAAAGTAGATTCCGATTTATCTAGGTTTATGGAAGATGATTAATGAAACTGGCAATACTAAATGACACTCATTGTGGCGTTCGCAATAGCTCTGACATATTTCTCGATAATGCAGAGAAATTTTATTCTGATGTATTTTTTAATTATATGGTGGAACATAATATTCGCCATATCGTTCACCTTGGTGATTACTATGATAACAGGAAATTTATTAACTTCCGGGCTCTTAACAGGAATCGTAATGCATTTCTTAAACCGCTCAGAGACCTAGGCATTACAATGGATATTATTTGTGGTAACCATGACACTTACTACAAGAATACCAATGACCTAAACAGCTTAAAAGAATTACTCGGTCATTATATGAATGAGGTCCATATCGTACATAAACCAACTGTTATGGATTACGATGGGTTGCAAATGGCGTTGCTGCCGTGGATATGTGCAGAGAATGAAAAAGAGTCGCTAGAGTTTGTAGCTAATTGTAAGGCTGATATACTAGGCGGACACCTAGAGCTTACTGGCTTTGAGATGATGCGCGGCTTAGAGAATAAACATGGTATGAGTCCGGCACTATTCAAACGATTCGAAATGGTCCTTTCCGGACACTTTCACGTCAAATCCCAACAAGATAATATTACATATCTTGGTTCACAAATGGAGTTCTTCTGGAGCGATGCGCATGATAAAAAATACTTTCATATATTGGATACGGAGACACGAACTCTCACTCCTGTCCGCAATCCTCATACTCTGTTCCATCGCATCCGCTATGACGACTCTAATTATGATTACCTAGATTATGATGTAAAGCAGCTTGAGGGTAAGTTCGTAAAAATAGTTGTAGAAAATAAAGAAAATCAGTTTACATTTGACCGATTTGTTGATAGAATACAGAGTGTAAAGATTCATGAACTAAAGATCCAAGAAAAGTTCAGCGAATTTATTGGTGAAAATATTGAGGATGAAAACATATCTTTAGAGGATACGTCATCACTTATGAACAGCTACGTCGACACTGTTGAGACTGAATTGGATAAGGATCGTATTAAGAAAGATATGAATAACCTAATGATTGAGGCGCAGTCGCTAGAAATTGCATGATTATATTTAGAAACATTCGCTTCCGTAACTTTTTGTCTACGGGTAATAACTGGACTGAAATTGATTTCGATAAGTTTAAGACCACTCTTGTAGTAGGACATAACGGATCAGGTAAATCAACTATGCTGGATGCATTAGCGTTCGCACTGTTCGGTAAGCCTCATAGAAACATTAATAAGCCCCAGCTTGTTAATACCATTAATAATAAAGATTGCATGGTCGAAGTAAAGTTCGATGTTGCCGGATCTTCCTATAAGATCGTTCGTGGTATTAAGCCACAGAAGTTCGAAATATGGAAAGATGACCAGCTTCTGAATCAGTCGTCACATGCTAAAGAGTACCAGAGGATCCTCGAACAAAACATCCTAAAGCTAAACCACAAAAGCTTTCACCAGATTGTTGTGCTCGGATCATCCTCCTTTGTTCCTTTCATGCAGCTCCCTGCACAACACCGGCGGGATGTTATCGAGGATCTTCTGGACATTAATATATTCTCTAAAATGAATCAGATCCTAAAGGAAAAGAATTCATTAATAAAAGAGGAACTTCGTCAATTAGACTATGACTTGGAACTGAAGAAGGAAAAGATAGAGCTGCAGTCCAAGTATATCAAGGAGGTGCAAGCATTAAGCGATGACCAGATTGAAGAAAAAGAAAACGAAATCTTCCTTGCCGAGGACTCAATTACAAACCTACAGCAAGAGAATGCCACTACATCGGATGAAATCGAAAAGCTCTCCGAGGGGCTTGAAGAAGGTCTCAAAAAGAACAACGATAAGAAGCAGACACTCCTCCACTATGGAGCAGAGTTTAATCAGAAAATCAAGGCACTCGTCCGTGACTCGAAGTTTTACGAGGAAAATGATACGTGCCCCACATGTTCCCAAGATATTAACGAGGATTTACGATCGGAGAAACTCTCCTCCGCCAAAACTAAAGCATCCGAGATACAGAAAGCTTTGGACGATGTCGCTGAGCAGTCGGCTACTGTGGAATCAGCTCTTGAACGGCTCAACAATGCCTCAAATGATATCCGAACCAAAACCGCACTTATATCTGGCAATAATCGAGAGATCTTACGGTTGCAAGGACAGATTAAAGTTCTCGGCGATGCCATATCAAAGATACGCGGCAATGATGGTGATGTAGCCAAAGCCAGTGCAGACCTAGATAATTTAAAGCAAGAAAAATCGGATTTATTTGAAAATAGGATGTACATCAACGAAACTTTGTCGTATAATACAGTTATATTAGAAATGTTAAAGGACACTGGTATTAAGACAAAAATCATTAAGCAGTACTTACCTGTGATTAACCAGCTCATAAATCGCTACTTACAAATACTAGATTTCTTTATTCATTTTAACTTAGATGAATCATTCTCCGAGACTATTAGGTCGCGCCACCGTGATTCATTCTCATACGATTCTTTCTCTGAGGGTGAAAAGCAGAGGATCGACCTATCCCTTTTATTTACTTGGAGACAGATAGCTAAGATGAAAAACTCGGTATCGACTAACCTGTTGATACTGGATGAAACGTTTGATTCGTCATTGGACTATGAGGGCATAGACAATCTAATGAAGATCGTACACACGCTGGATGATGATACAAACGTATTCATCATCAGCCACAAGGGTGAAATGCTGGACGGTAAATTTGCCAACCGTTTGGAGTTTACAAAAGAGAAAAACTTTAGTAGGATTAAATAATGGAAATAAGTGCTGAAACAATTAAGGTGCTATCAAACTTTTCCCAGATCAATGGTAACATTGTTATTAAGCCTGGGAATAAGATCACTACCATGTCTGAGGCCAGAAACGTTTTGGCAGAAGCGGTAGTACCTGAACAATTTGATACACAAGTCGGTATCTACGACCTGTCAGAGTTCTTGCGGGTCATTAACTTAGTAGATACACCTAATGTAATGTTTAAAGAAAAGTTTATGAACATTGGTGGTAATGCTGGTCGGGCAATGGTTACATATTATTATTCTGATCCAGAAATGCTGACAACCCCTCAAAAATCTATTGTGTTACCAAGTGAAGACGTTTGGTTCGATTTACCGCAACAAACACTTTCTGCTTTGAAGCAATCAGCTTCAGCATTTGGTCACAATCATATGATTATTGAACCCGATGGTGATGTTATTAAGATCTCCGTTGTAGATCTTGAAAACCCAACTTCTAATAGTTATTCTATATTAGTCGATGGAAATTATAAGGAGAATTTTAAATTCATTATAAATATCAGCAACCTGAAGATGATCAATGGTGATTATCAGGTTAAAATTTCAAAACAACTTATCTCTGAGTTTACCAGTAAAGATGGAAATCTAAAATACTGGGTAGCTTTGGAAAAGTCATCAAAATATGGAGAATAAAATGAGTGATGATAAACAACTGGATCTAGAATCGCACGCACCAGTATATGACTTAGCAAACCGTGTGTGTCGTTCATCAGTTGCTGTGGTTGATACTATGGTTCAGCGTGGCGCAGTAAAAGGCGAGGAGCTTTCCACGCTTGGCCAACTTCGTGATCAATGTGTGCAGCTTATTCAAATGTGTGAAACTTTTCAACAGGATTTAGCAGCAACACAAGAATAAATTAGGATATTATATTATTATGAGCAAAGATTTTCTTTGGTGTGAAAAGTACAGACCGAAAACAATATCCGAAACAATCCTTCCAGAAGACCTAAAAAGCACATTCCAAAAAATGGTCGATACCGGAGAACTTCAGAATATGATTTTCTCTGGTACTCCCGGTCTTGGTAAAACTACAATTGCCAAGGCCATGTGTAATGAATTGGGGTTGGACTACATTCTGATTAATGGGTCGGAAGAGGGTAACATCGATACATTGCGTGGTAAGATTAAACAGTTTGCCAGCACTGTATCTTTACAAGGTGGGTATAAGGTAGTTATTCTTGATGAGGCTGACTACCTTAATCCGCAATCTACGCAGCCAGCCCTGCGTGGGTTTATCGAAGAGTTTTCCGACAATTGTCGGTTTATTCTAACGTGTAACTTTAAGAATCGTATTATTGGGCCATTACACTCTCGCTGCGGTGTATATGAATTCAACACGTCCAAAAAGATTCTAGCAGATTTAGCAGCGAAATTCTACAAAAAATTCATAAGTATACTTGAACAGGAAGGTACATCATACGATCAGAAAGTAGCCGCTGATCTTATCATGAAACATGCACCAGATTGGAGGCGAGTATTAAATGAAGCACAACGATTATCTATTGCCAATTCTAACATTGGCTCTGTTGGGTCAAATAGTGGCGCTGATAACTTTATCGATCTAGCCAAACTATTAAAGACTAAAGACTTTAAAGGTATGCGGAAATGGGTTACGAATAATATGGATGTTGACACGTCTGTAATATTTCGTAACCTTTATGACACTTCTTATGAGTTGGTAGAAAGTAAAAGCATTCCTCAACTGATATTAATTTTAGCAGATTATCAATATAAAGACGCTTTTGTAGCTGATAAAGAGCTAAATACAGTTGCATGCTTAACTGAAATTATGGCACAGGTGAACTACAAATGAGATTAGCAATTGGTCTAGTAATATTATGGTTATTAGCATATGATGATGCTGCATTGTTTAAGGTTTTGCATGGATTTCTTTTAAACGTTTTAACTTAGAGGAACAACATGCTAGTAACACTTTATACCCAACCGTTATGTCCATTTTGTGACTTAATGAAATCCATGTTAGATGAAGCAGGTGTAAAGTATAAAGTAACTGATATTAAATCAAGCAAAACAGCATTAGAATTTATTCGGAATGAAGGACACAGGACTGTTCCACAACTGTACCTAGGTGAAGTACATTTAAACAAAAAACCGGACACTCGTGACTATACGCCAAATGAATTATATAATATAGTAAACGCTGCCAGATCCGAAGCATGGAATTGGCAAGATAGTGGAATAGAAAACTTTTAATGAATCCCTTTAATTATTTAAATAGCATTAATGTAACCAAACAAGATATAATGGAGGACGACGTTGCTGAAAACGGGTATAACAGTTTTCTTATTAATCGCAGCCTTTCTTATTTCAGGGATACTGTTGTTCTTACTAATGTCGTGAACCAGTACCACCACCTAGATAAAAAACTTCAATATCATTTTCTCATAAATACCATTAGAAAGCGTAAACGATTTTCGAAATGGAATAAACCAGAAACTGAGAGTGATATTGAGGTGGTTAAAGAATATTATGGATATAGTAATGAAAAAGCCAAACAAGCCCTCCCCCTCTTATCACCTGAACAAATAACTATAATAAAACAGAAGGTGAATAAAGGTGGAACAAGATAATTTTATTCAATGGGCTCCGACGGATATGTTGGAAGTAACCTTAAACGAACCAGATGACTTTCTAAAAGTACGAGAAACATTAACACGGATTGGCGTGGCATCCCGTAAGGAAAAGAAGCTATACCAATCATGCCACATCCTACATAAGCAAGGCCGCTATTTTATAGTACATTTTAAAGAGCTGTTTATGCTGGATGGTAAGAAAGCCAACCTAGAGCTATCAGATATTCAGCGTAGAAATACTATTGCCACACTTATGAGCGATTGGGGATTAGTAGAGATTCAAGGTACTTCGAATTTAGATTGTGCGCCATTGAGATTGATTAAGATCCTACCATACAAAGAAAAGGATCAATGGGAATTATGCCCTAAGTATAACATCGGAAATAAGTAATAGCAGGGTTTACAAAAATTCATAAGTATGTTACTATAAATAATATCGAGTGCGGATAACCGGCTCGAAATATTCTTGCTTGATCAAAAGGAGAAAAAAATGACAGGCTTACAAACACTATTCCCACGTTCATCATTTGTTGGTTTTGACCATCTGTTTAACGAGTTAGAATTTACTGCTAAACACGCTCAGGACCATTATCCACCCCACAATATTATCAAGACATCCGATCAAGACTATTTGATCGAAATGGCTGTGGCTGGATTCTCAAGGGATGAGCTTTCTGTTGAAGTCAAGGATCGCACTTTGACAGTAACTGGTGAGCACGTATCAAAGGGTCGTGATTTTATTCATCGTGGTATTTCTACTAAGAAGTTTAAACGCACGTTCCGGCTGTCTGAGCATGTAAAAGTGCACGGAGCAGATATTCAGGATGGAATACTTGCAATCGAACTGAAGTACGTCATCCCTGAAGAAATGCGTCCTCGTAAAATTACAATTGGAAAATTTAACGAGGTCGAACATGACACAAGCAGTACTGGTAGCCCACAGCTACTTAACGAGAACAGTTGAACTGTTCATTGAGTTCTTTAAATCATTAAAACAAGCACGTAAACTAAACAAACTACAGCGCCAAACATACAACGAATTGATGGCTTTGTCCGATAAAGATTTAAACGATATTGGAATCCATAGAGGTGATATTAGATATATCGCTTATCAGAATCAAAACCTGAGAGGGTGGGTATAATGGTGGCACAAGTAACCCACATTTGGTGGTCACTTAGACAAGAGCTGGTATCTATGCTGTCAGCAGCGTGGAAATCAGTTCAGCGCTTCACATTAGTAGTTGGTCACTCTCGTGCAGCATCAGAGCTTACTAGAATGGGATACCATGAGCAAGCTAAGAATGTTATGATGGAATTGAAGAACTTACAAAACAAATAATTATGGGCAGAGTAATCTGCCCTATACACAACACACAGGAGACTAATATGTCAAACAAAAATCCCTTCGAAATCAGAGCAGACATGCTCAAACTTGCAAAAGACTACATGGATCAACAGTACCAAATTAATATGGACTTTTGGAGACAGCAGTTCGAAGCAAATAAAGCAACGGTCGAAGAATTTCACAAAGCTTGCCAACCTTATTCTATGGAAGATCTAATGGATAAAGCTAAAGAAATGTACAGCTTTGTTTCAGAGAAAAAATAATTCGGATAAAATGAAAAAAGGGGGTTTACAACTCCCTTTTTTTACGATATAAAGGTATCGTCTACAAAGGAGATATCTATGACAAAAACATTCGAAATCGATATTGCACATGATTGTCCACTTGGCGATTATCTTGAGGCCCTAGAAAAATACAATCTGAAAATCGAATCATTCGTCGCTATTGGCCCCGCCGGCGGTAATCCCTGTATGACCCTTTCTGGATCTACCGAAAACATCCGCAAATATCTATCAGAATTCCACTTCCTCGATAACGAAGAAATTGTCGAACTTTATCTACAATAGGGATTTTCAAATCCCTTTTTTTACATTATAATACTCCGATCTATAGGAGAAATGCATGAGTTTTTATACATCAGTTGACACATATATGAACCGCGTAGTGTATCGTGGTTACAGTGACATTGGTAAACCAGTTAGTCACAAATATGAATTCAAGCCAACTATGTTCGAATATTGTCAAGAAGAAACTGGCTGGAAATCTATTCACGGCCACAATGTAAAAGAAAAGGAACTCGCCTCACCAAAGGCTTTACGGGAGTGGGTAAAAGACCGCGAAGTTCCTGGCAGCAAACCATATTGTGGTATGGATCGTGCCGTCATGCAGTTCATCGCCAAAAAGTTTCCTAATGAAGTTAGGTTCGATGAGTCTAAGATCAATGTCGTCAACATCGATATTGAGGTTCATTCCGAAGACGGCTTTCCCACCCCCGAAGAAGCCCTTCATCCTATTACTGCTATTACAATTAAATCCAGTCGGTCTAATGTTTACCACGTCTGGGCATGCGGTGAATATGACGTAGAGCAATCCCCGCACAAACATCTCCTTATACAATATCATAAGTGTGATTCAGAAGAAGAGTTATTGGTTAAGTTTCTAAAGTATTGGCAGTCTGATTATCCGGACGTAGTCACCGGTTGGAACATACGCTTCTTTGATATGCCTTATATTATTAACCGTATTCTCCGTATTGGTACAATGGAAGCGGCTAAGCGGCTATCACCATGGAATGCCGAACCACGTCATAAAGCTGTACAATTCAAAAATATGAACCAGGATTCATATATGATTGTTGGCATTAGTCAAATGGACTACTTTGATTTGTTTAAGAAGTTTGGTTATGCCTATGGCCCACAGGAAAGCTATAGCCTTAATCACATTTCCAGTGTGGTTCTTGGCGAACGTAAACTCTCATATGAAGAGTATGGTAACCTAAAGAATCTATACAAAGAAAATCATCAGCTCTATATCGACTATAATATTAAAGACGTTGAATTGGTCGAGCGTATCAATGATAAGACTGGCCTTATGGGTTTAGCCTTCACTCTGGCATATAAAGCCGGTGTTAACTTTACCGACGTCATGGGTACTACATCTATCTGGGATTCTATTGTCTATCGCGAACTGAATAAGAAAAAGATTGCGGTTCCCCCTATGAAACCTCGGGATAAGTTGGCAGGTCAGACAGTCGCGTTCGCGGGCGGGTACGTGAAAGAACCACAGATTGGTATGCACGAATGGGTGGTTAGCTTTGATCTAAACTCTCTGTATCCTAACATTATTGCTCAGTGGAATATGTCACCAGAAACTATTATCTCACAGATGGAGATGGATGCCAATGGTGACTATGCACGGGCTGCTAACAATAGTCATTACCGAAAAGACTTCGAAGGCATCATGCCTAAGATCATTGTGGACTATTATGCCGAACGTAAGACCGTAAAGAATCAGATGCTGGCTGCACAAAAAGAGTACCAGAAAAACAAATCTGTAGAACTTGAGCGTGAGATTGTCCGTTGTCAGAACCGTCAAATGGCTATTAAGATTTTGCTCAATAGTTTGTTTGGTGCACTTGGTAATAAGTGGTATCGATACTTTGATCTTAGGATCGCCGAAGGCATTACACTTACAGGCCAAAAGGTTATCAAGTGGTGTGAGTCTGCGGTCAATGCAGAACTAAACAAGCTCCTTGATACTGATAAAGATTATGTTATTGCAATCGATACAGATTCGGTCTATGTTAACTTTTCTGGTCTGGTAAAGAAGTTTAATCCTAAAGACCCCGTCCAGTGGCTATCTAAGATCTGTGAGGAACATTTCAATCCTATGTTCGAGCGTTCTATGCAAGAGCTCTTCGAGGAATCTAATGCGTATCAAAATCGGATGGTGATGGAACGTGAGGTCATTGCAGACCGCGGCATATGGCAGGCTAAGAAACGCTACATCCTAAACGTACATAACTCTGAGGGTGTACAGTATGCTGAACCAAAGATTAAGATCATGGGAATTGAAGCTATCAAATCTTCCACCCCAGAGATCATGCGGGATAAATTTAAACACGTATTTAAGCTTATCATGGGATCTACGGAATCTGAGGTTCAGAAGTATATTGCAGATTTTAAAAAAGAGTTTTATGCTTTACCCCCGGAGGCAGCAGCGTTTCCCCGTGGGGTTACAGAGATAGATAAATGGAAAGATCATAAAATGATCTACACAAAGGGTACCCCAATTCATGTCCGCGGGTCTCTCTTATACAATCACTACCTATCCAGGGCTTCGGTTGGTAACCGTTACGATTACATAAAAGAGGGGGATAAGATTAAGTTCTTGTACCTGAAAGAGCCCAATACTATCAAGGAAAACATTATTGCATTTCCCACCATTTTACCGAAGGAATTGGGTTTACATTCCCATGTCGACTATGGTAAAATGTTTACTAAGGGGTTCATCGATCCGTTGCAACCCATCTTGGACACAATCAACTGGGAGACCGAACCCAGAGCTACTCTGGACGCGTTCTTTGTATAATGTATTCTTTGACTATATTCAAAAGCAGATTTGATAATAAAACTGATAAACGTATAGACCTAAATACTTGGGACCAGTTTAAAAATCTACTATACAAATTATCTGAAAGACAGTTAGATGGAAAAGAAGATGCTGAACTTATATCACCGGCTACTTACTCACCAGATTCTACTCGAGCCAATAAAAACGTATTGGGTTGGGCAGGCTGGGCTGCTATTGACGTTGATGATCATGAATTTAAAGGAAATCTAAAGGATGAACTTGTTAGCCGTTTTGGTAATTGGGATTTTGTGTGTTATAGTACCGCTAGCAGTAAGGAAAATTTTCCAAAGTTTCGTCTTGTCTTCAGACTTGATTCGGAGGTTGAACAATCTAGAATCAAACATTTCTGGTACGCACTTAACACCGAGTTGGAAAGCATCGGAGATAAGCAAACTAAAGATTTATCTAGAATGTATTACGTCCCTGCAACGTATGCTGGTGCTCACAACTTCATTTTTAGTAATACTGGCGATCCCATACCTGTTGATGATCTTTGCAATAAATATCCTTATTCCTTAAAAGAACGTGCAGAGAATTTCTTAGACCGATTACCTGACGAGTGGCAGCGACAGATTATGGATCACCGAAAGAATTCACTGGACAATACTCAATACTCTTGGTCCGGTTATAATGATTGTCCATTCTGGCCTAAGAAGCTTGCATCTGATTATGTTACTATAAGTAATACTGGATGGTACGCTAAAATGTATCAGATTATGATAGCCGTTGCAGGTCAGGCAGTTTCTAAAGGCTATCCTATTACTGCTAAAGAAATCGAACAATTATGTAAGCAGTTTGACCATGATACCGGTAATTGGTATGAGAATCGGCCAATGGAAAAAGAGGCCAACAACGCACTAGAATATGTTTATAGAAATGGAGTCTTTAATGCTACCTGATGAAATGGAAGCCGAAAAGAATAGGAAGATCATTGTATCCCAGGCAGAGACTATTGAAATTTTAAAACGGAATGTTCGGGATTTACAAGAACAATTAAACAATGCTCATATTCGAATTAGAGAATTAACGGAGAGTAAATTATAATGAGTGAATATAAACATTTAGTTGATGAATTTCTTAAAAAAGGTGGGAAATTAAAAAGGGTAAACCTATGAAACGAACTAAAGGTATCAGTGTTCAAAAAATGCAACTGGATGCTGAGACCACAGCTGGATGGGAACAGTTTAAAAAAAGTGAAGAAAATTATGAAGAATATCAAAAATACTTAAAAGGAAAAAGACGATGAAAGCAGGGAAAGTATGGGGTACTACAGAGCTTATTGAAGCTAATGGTGCTTTAGAGTTTCATCGTATTCAGATGAATAAAGGAGGTGTTTGCTCTAAACATCTTCATGAGTTCAAATGGAATGGGTTCTATGTCGAAAAAGGTGTAATGTTGGTTCGTGTCTGGCAGAAAGACTATGATCTGGTGGATGAAACTATTTTGTATGGAGGAGATTATACAAAAATCAAACCAGGTCTTTATCATCAGTTCGAATGTCTAGAGTCTGGTGTTGCATATGAGCTCTATTGGGCTGAGTTTAACCATAATGATATTGTAAGAGAAACAGTAGGGTTTATGGGCGATGAAATTTAAAGGTAGGGTCACAAAAGAGTTTATAGATCGCCGCAATAAGCAGGTCGAGGACGATGATCGCGATGAGGATATAGAATGGAAAGAACGCCAGTGGGACTTTGAATTCCCGGAGCGCCACCAATCTTCAATTGAAACTTCTGGACATGAGATCCATGAGGGATATGCATATGATACAGTACACAAATTTTTTGGACACTGCGATTTTAAACATGTAAATAGATTTGATCAGATACATATCTCTCCTTACATACAAAAATGCATTAACGAGGGAAAGATCGATCATATAGTGGCTTGGAAGTTTTCGCCCCATCCTTCCTTATGGCATAACACTTTGCAGGAAGGAGACGTAGTGTATTACGAGATATTAGATTACATTCCAGCTGATCACGTTTTAAAAAACTTAGAAGGGAAGATATTTGATTACGGCAAATATCTAAATGGCTAATGCATTATATTTTTGATATAGACGGAACTCTTACCCCATCCAGACAAAGAATGGACCCAGCCTTCAAGGAATGGTTTATGGAGTTCGCTACAAATAATAGGGTTTATTTTGCGACAGGATCAGATAAGGATGCTAGTGTAGAACAACTAGGATCGGACCTATACAACTTAGCAATTAGATCCTATAACTGTAATGGTAATGAAGTATGGGAGGGAGATGAACTCATCCGAGCTGAACCCATCGGATGTCTGGATGAACTGGATATAGATTTAAATCAAATTTTAAGTGAATCAAGGTTTCATATTAAAAAAGGTGGACACATAGAAAAACGGTCAGGGATGGTTAACTTTACTATTCCCGGCAGGCCAACAACCTTAGAAGAAAGATTTCTGTATAAACAATGGGATGAGCATAAAGGGGAAAGAGAATCGATGGTTGAAATTCTTTCCAGAAAATACCCAGGTTTAAGCTTTGGTATAGCCGGCGAAACGGGTATTGATATTATGTGGCGAGGAAGGGATAAGTCGCAGATTATACAAGACTTTGAGCCTAGTTTGGTTACTTTTTATGGTGACAGGATGCAGCCTGAGGGAAATGACTATACGTTGTCTCTAGAGGTAGTTAGGGGTGGTGGAGTAGTCCATCAAGTTAAAGGATGGGAAGATACTTGGAAGAGATTAAAAGAATTATAGGTATAACAGCCTCCACATTTGATTTATTGCATGCCGGTCATATTGCAATGCTTCGAGAGGCAAAAACTCAATGCGACTGGCTAATTTGTTGTTTACAAGTTGACCCTAGCTATGATAGAATAGAAAAGAATAAACCGGTACAGACCTTAGTTGAAAGATGGACCCAGCTCCAAGGTGTTAAATATGTTGATGAGATTATACCTTATCAGACCGAACGTGATCTGGAAGACATCCTTCAACTATTCAATTTAGACATTCGTATTATTGGCGAAGAGTACAAAAACGGTAAGTTCACTGGTCGTGCTATATGTTCTGCACGTGGCATAGAGATTTATTATAATAAGCGGGATCATAGATTCTCGACTACTGACCTAAGAAAGAGAGTGAGTGATAATGAACAGAGTAAGCGGCAGAACACTAGCAGAGGGTCTGACAAAGCTTCGTGAAGTACTTTATCGCCAAGGATATGAAATCCAAACTGGCTCATGGCAAGGCACCAAAGAGCCACCTAAGTTTCTAGAAATTCTCCACGCTGATCTGGTTGCACCAATGTACACAGATGCACAAAAAGCTTCTGATGAACTTGGTGCATCACAGCCTTGGGCAGATGTACACTTCGATGAACGTACGGGCGGGGCACCGCTAAATCCCCCACCATCCCATACCATGTGGCTAAAAGATACGGACAAGTATATGTCTGCTAACCAAGCAGCATTTTCCCACTCGTATCCTGAACGTATGTGGGCACCGAGTATGGATGGTATTCGCTTTAAGACCGGTAACCTTGGTGATGCAGTAGAGTTACTGAAGAAAGATCCTACTACACGTCAGTGTTATGTGCCTATGTGGTTTCCTGAGGATATCGTAGCAGCGAACCAAGGTGAACGTGTACCGTGCTCGTTTGGCTGGCACTTTATGGAACGTGGTGGTCAACTGCACTGTTCGTATCACATGCGCTCGTGTGACGTCGTACGTCACCTACACAACGATCTGTACTTTGCCAATCGACTTACACAGTGGATGATTGACCAAAGTGGCATCGATGCTGAAGTAGGGTATTTACACTTTTCTTCCACATCACTACATTGTTTCGCAAACGATCGCTTTGCCCTGGGTCGATTGATAGGGGTATAATATGTCAAAGATGAACCCGGCTCTTCGAAAACCTGGTAATAATGAGATTTATACCCCTGAATGGTGCGCAAAGGATATGATTAATCATTTCAATCCTTCCGGTAAAATTTTAGAACCATGTAAGGGAGGCGGTGTTTTTACTAATCTTCTTCCAGGTGCTGATTGGTGCGAGATTAACGAAGGAAAAGATTTTTTTGATTATCATCATAAGGTAGATTGGATTATTAGTAATCCACCTTATTCTTTAATTAGATTATTTGTTTTACATTCCTTTGGTATCTGTGATAATATAGTATATCTGATTCCCACGTGGAAAGCATTCAATGCTTATGGGTTAGTAAAAGAAACCTCGAAATATGGAGGGATCAAAGAAATGAGACATTATGGGACTGGTTCTAAATTAGGATTTCCTATGGGGAATGGGATCAGTGCTATATATTGGAAACGGGATTATTCTGGTCCGATCTATACTTCGTTTTATGAGGAAATATAATATGTGTGGATTTATTGCAGCAGCATATACGGAAGTGAACGTCGAGGAACTATTAGAAGATATATCTTATAGAGGATTACCTGGCTATAAAGGTTATGAAGTCTTTAATAATGCTATTCAGTTTGGCCATTATAGTCTACCATTCGTCAATTTAGACCCAAAGGTAGCTATTCAGCCGCAGAATAAATCTTTATTCGTCGGCGAGATATTTAACTACGAGGAGTTGGGGTTTGTCAACGATATAGAATGTGCGTGGCAGACATTTTGGATTAGAGGAATCCGGGACTTTAATAGGTTCGACGGATTTTTCACTTATGTAACTATTGTCGATAATAGACTATTCGGTGTTACAGACCATCTTGGTATTAAGCCTTTATATTATCGTACAGATGTAGAAGCAATGGCATCAGAACCAGATGTATTAAAAGCTTTTGGCCCAGTTACACGTAACGAATTATTTCATTCTAATACTATGAAATGGGGCTATGATCCAACCGGTGGTACACCATGGAATGAAATCAAACAACTACCACCAGGATGCTTTGTTCACAAAGGTCAGGTCCATAAGTATTGGGACTGGCGTATGGTAGAAACCGATAGACTACACAGTGACATGATAGAGTCAGTCGATCGTCGTCTTGGGGGTCAACGTGAACTCTCTATGCTGCTATCCGGTGGACTAGATTCTAGTATTATCCACGGCATCCTTACACAGGTCCTTGGTAAATCTGTTACTTGTATTCATGTACACAATGGCGAAGAAGACTATGCTAAGCTTATTGCCGATGATATGGTTGAAGTAACACTGGATGGTGTAACCGATGAAGAGTCGGTCCGCATTCACCAATCACCTGTAGATCTTGGTAGCACTAAGCCACAGATTGCAATGGCTCGTGCACTAAAAGACTTAGGATTCCACGCAGTACTTACTGGCGATGGTGCAGACGAACTATTCGGTGGTTACCGTCGAGCAAAAGAATATGATAGCCAAGCATCAGACGTCTGGTGTGAATTACCTTATTATCATCTGCCTAAGCTTGATAGAACCATGATGGAAAGTACTATAGAATTAAGAGCACCATTCCTATCACCCAAGATGGTTAAGCATGCTCTTGCGTTGCCATACGGACTAAGAAACGGTGAAAAGAAGGCATTGAAGCAAACATTTGGTTATTTACTTCCACCGGAAATTATTAACCGTGATAAACATCCACTAAAGACCGACAAGATTCGTAAAGAACCTATGTGTCAACGTCAACTAAACGAAAGCATTTGGAGTAAGCTCTATGGATAATTGGGACATAAGATATTTAAAACTCGCTGAACAAGTCGCATCCTGGTCTAAGGATCCATCGAGTCAGATTGGGGCTATTGCAGTTGGTCGAAAAGGCGAAGTACTAAGCACAGGATATAATGGATTCCCTAGGCATATAGCAGATGATGATAGGTATAAAGACCGAGAACAAAAGTACAAATACATCGTTCACGCAGAGGCTAATTGCATATATAATGCTACATACAATGGAGTAAGCCTTCACAACGCAACTATGTATGTCTGGGGGTTGCCATGTTGCTCCGAATGTGCAAAGGCTATAATTCAGGTTGGTATTCATAGAGTTATTATGAAGGGTGATGCTTTTAATCCTAGATGGAAAGAGTCGACGGAGCAAACCCTACAAATGTTTAAAGAAGCTGGTCTACAATGGGAATTCCTATAAGAGGTTTACATCGACCTAATAATATGATACAATTAAACCTAATATGGATTAGATAAAAGAGAGTACGATAAATGTCAATTATGGACAAGCTTAAAAAAAATAGTAAGATTAAGACTACAGAGGTCTTAGCAGATTCTAAGTTCTTTACCGAAAAAGATATGATCCCAACAGATGTGCCTATGATTAACGTGGCACTATCTGGTTCTGTAGATGGGGGCCTTACCCCAGGACTTACAGTCTTAGCGGGTCCATCTAAACATTTCAAGACCTCTTTTGCCTTGTTGATGGCTGAAGCCTATATGAGAAAATATCCAGATTCAGTTATGTTGTTCTATGACTCGGAGTTTGGTTCACCACAATCATACTTTCAACAATTCAATATTGACACATCCCGTGTTTTACACACACCTGTCGCGAACGTGGAAGAGCTTAAATTCGATTTAATCGGACAATTAGAACAACTTGATCGCGGCGATCGTGTGGTTATCGTTATAGACTCTATTGGTAACTTGGCATCGAAGAAAGAATTAGAGGATGCTCTAAACGAAAAATCTGTAGCTGATATGTCAAGAGCCAAAGCTCTTAAGGGTTTATTTCGGATGTGCACACCTTATCTGACTATGAAAGATATTCCTCTATTAGCGGTGAACCATACGTATCAAGAAATGGGTTTATTTCCTAAAGCTATTGTCTCTGGTGGTACGGGCATTTACTACTCCGCAGATAATATTTGGATCATTGGTCGTCAACAAGATAAAAAGGGTACAGAAATTCAAGGGTATCACTTCGTAATTAATGTGGAGAAATCGCGATATGTTAAAGAAAAGTCTAAGATTCCTATCACTGTCAGTTGGGACGGTGGTGTACGTAATTTTTCTGGTTTACTCGATTGTGCTCTTGCCGGTGGTTATGTTAATAAACCTTCTAACGGTTGGTACGCTGCAGTTGATAGAGAAACTGGAGAGATCGGCTCGAAAGTCCGGTATGAACAAACTTTAGAAAAAGAATTCTGGGATCCAATCTTCGCTGAAACTGATTTTAAAGATTTTCTAAAAAAGCAGTATAGTATTGGCTACCAAGCACCGATAGATATGGACACAATTGTGGAAGAGGTATAAGAATGTACGAAGAAGAACAATTTAAGTTTACATATAATAAATTTATAGATTTAGCCAATAATCTCTTAGAAGAAAAAGTTGATGCCATGATGGTTGCTGCTGTTATGTCTACTATTGGTATGTCACTTTATAGAACTTCTTTATCTGAAGAAGATTATAATAAAATGGTAAAAACTATGTTTGATTTAAGGGTTGAAGTAAAAACTTTTAACCCTAGTGAAGTGTTACACTAAATGAAAGAGAATATAGATTATGAATTAGTCCCTAACTCCGACAGAGACGATCACTGGAATATCCGAATCCTAACCGGAGAATTTGTTGAAACTGTTATTAGTTTTGGTGCAATAAAGGTGGCCGAAGACGGCGAGCATTTAAATTTTGACTTTTCGGTGGATTATTCCCCTGTTGGTGATTCTTCTGATAATGTGGATTTACAACTCACCGCAGGTTCGATACTATTAGGCATAATAGAAAATTCAATAAAGGAAAGCGATGAACGCTAACATAGAGCAAACAGTCCTGCGCAATGTGCTTACTAACGAGAAGTTCATGCGTAAGGTTTTACCGTTTATAAAGCCTGAATATTTCGATGGTGTTTATAGGCAGCTATTTAAAGAGGTTGCTAAGTACGTCGCCAAATATAATAGATTGCCTACACAGGAATCTTTTAAAATCGAGGTAGACCAGTCTGATAAATTTAATGACGAACAATATCAACATGCTGTAGAGATTATTCCAAACATATTTGCAGTAGAAGCTATTGATGATAAATGGCTCTTTGATACTACCGAGAAGTGGTGTCAGGATCGTGCTGTGTACAATGCCATTATGGAGAGTATAAGTATCATCGACGGCAAACATAGTACGCTAACTAAAAACTCTTTACCTGATATACTTACAAAGGCACTGGCTGTTTCTTTTGATACGAATATCGGTCACGATTATATTGAGAACGTAGCTGACCGATATGACTTCTACCATGAGGACTCACCCCGAATCCCGTTTGATCTTGA